TACTTACTAGCAATATCACTAGCAATTGAACCAAAACTAGTTGTGTCTCCGGTACCTACATTCCATATACCCATTTCGTCTATATGCATCATTTTTTCAATAATTTGACATACATCTCCTATGTATATAAAGTCTCGCAAATATTCATCACTGCCTTCGAAAGGATGTACTTTACCTGTTTCTTTTGCTTGACTTCTAAACTTATGAAACACACTCATTTGATCACCTTTGTGTTCTTCGTGTTCTCCATATACATTGAAAAATCGTAACCCTTTAATGTTACATTTATAATCTTCCCAAGATAACATTTCAACACTTCTATCAAATAAGTATTTTGACCATGAATAAGGACTTTGAGGTTGCTTAGGAGCATCTTCGTTAAACTGTTGACCATCTCCGTATACACTAGCACTTGATGCATATATTAAATCTACACCTTGCATGTCGCATACTTGCATTAATCTATGACTAAAGTCTAAGTTTTGTCTTAAAACTTTTTCAACATCTCGTTCAGTTGTGCTTGATATAGCACCCATATGTATAACCTTATCAAATTGACTGCAATCAGGAACTACATTTTCAATAAATTCATACTCTGCTATACCGTGGCCTTTGCTCATTAGGTATTCTTTTAGGTTTTTACCAATAAAACCATCGGCACCTGTAATTAAAATTTTTAAACGTTCGCTCATTTACTGTTCTCTATAATACTTGTTGTTGAATAACCTTCTACTGTTGGAATAAGATGTACTTCTGCTAAATCATGTCCTACAACAGTTTCAACAGTATAATCTCCGCCCTTAACAATTTTATTAGGTTGTATATACTTAATTAACTCGTAAGGAGTATCTTGATCAAAAACGTGGACTTCGTCTACCCACGGTAACATTGATATCTGTTTTACTCTTTGATCAGTGTTGTTTATTGGTCTGTCATTGCCCTTGAGTCTTTTTACACTTGCATCAGAATTAATACCTACAACGAGTTTGTTGCCTAGTTCTTTTGCTTGACGCAATAGTTCTAAATGTCCAGTGTGTAGTATATCAAAGACTCCGTTAGTAAACACAACTGTATCTTCAACATCGTCTTGGTTAAGTATGTATGTGCCTGCGTGTTTAACACTTTCAGTTGATCCTCGTATAGCAACTTCTAAACATTTCTTGTGTGTATATCCTTTTGTAAGACTGTATACAAATCCTGCTAGGAAGCAATCACCTGCACCAGTAACGTCTGATACTTCAACTGTTTCTACAGGAATGTTGTATTCAACTTCATCTATTTTAGCAGTAACTTTATGTCCAGCGTCAGTAGTAATAATATTACCTTGCCATTCATCAAACTCAAACTTAGTGTATTCGCTATTGTTAGGTTTAACTAACCAAGCACCTTCATAGTCATGTGCGTAACGTTTTGGATCTACGATTACTTTACAATTAAATTTATTAATATGTTTTATAATTTGTTTAGCATTGTCTAATGTGCCTTTATCGTAATCACTTAGAACAACAATATCATATGGTCTGAAATCTGATTGTTTTATTCTTTCTAGCACAGCATTTGAGTTTGCATCTTTATCTTCATCAATACGTGTTATGTAATGTCCATCACAAATAATTCTAGTTTTGACACTATGGTCTTCTAGTGTGTCATACATTTCTACATCTACACCTAAACTTTTTAAATTATCGTAAACTAATGCCGCTCCACCCATTGTAGTTTTTTCTTCTTTGTGTGTTACTACCGGCACAGGTGCTTCCGGACTAATACGTGTACTAGTGCCGTAAATATATTTGTCTAATATTATATCACCAATAACTAAGACTTTCATACTATATAATAACTTACTATCTACTCTTTGTCAAGTAAATTTAAAACTTTTGTTACAGTTTCAAGTTTACTTTGATTAATTTTACTTTGTAGTGTATTGCGTAATCCGTGGTGTAAAGGTTTTGGCCAACTACCACTATTAACCCAAGCATACCCGTGATGCTCATCGTTTAGTATAGGAATAAATTCTTCTTTTACTGCACAAAGATATGTATGAAACTGAAACTGATGATCGGTTGATATAAAAGTTTCAAGAGGAATAGTTTTTTCAATTTTAGGTTCAAAGCCAACCTCTTCTGTTATTTCACGTTTAAGAACTTCCCAAGGAGTTTCTTTACCTTCCCCGGTGCCACCAACTAATCCCCAGAGATTTTTGGTCTTGCCTTTAGCACGATGTAATAGTAAAAAGCGTTGTGTTTTTAGACTGTAGAACAGAGTTCCACTGCAAATTATCTTGTTCATAAAAATAATTAGCCGTTGAGAGCGATTCGCCAGGTCCCTCCTGGATATAATCCCTCAATACTTAAGAGCCATTCTTCGCCATCCCAGCGATATTGAACGCCTGTATTTAAATTAGTTGTATATGTTACTTCGGTTACAGTTGATGCATCAAATACAATTACCCAACTATTACCGTCCCATTCAACAATATCATTGCGTTTAGCAACTAAATCACCCGACGCTCCACGCCAAGCATCTGGACCGTCTGCGTTATTAGCATCTCCAATATCATTTAATAATAATATTCTACCACCTAGTCCCTTCATTATATTAGTTGGAACAGTTTTTTGTGGATCAATAATATAATCAATAGTTGTCCATTGATTGTTATTTCTAACAGGACCTTGTATTATAGTATTACTTGGGAACGTATCAGTGTCCCAATTTATTATAAGTTGTGTTTCGTCTAATGAGTTAATGCTTATTGTACCAGTTACTTCGTGTGTAACTTCGTTTAGTTTTGTAAAGAATATTCTACTTATATCATCCTGATATTGACCAGGGTGTGAATCTAGTATTTGTCTCCAATTAGTTGAACCTACTAAACCACGACTTTCAATTTGTGCTAAATTACCTGAGATATACACGCCAAAATCTTGATAATTTGTACCTACTACATGTTTAGCGGCTGTAGTTTCTACTGAACGTTGTCCGTCTTTGTCTGCTACACCAGGTACAATACTGTCGTCATGTGCATTTAATGATGGCATACTTAATCCTAAATCTAATGTTCCTGTATTTTCGTCAAATATACTTGTAATAATATTTGTAATAACACCAAGTCTTTTAACTTTTACAGGCGGACTAATATAGATTGGTGTACTAAACGTAAGTGTTGCAACGTCTATTTCTGAATCAACTCCAACAGGTACACTTCTTGAACTCCATGTAACACTATCTAACATCACATGTGTCAAACTTGTCCAGTCTATATAGTTGTCAGTTGTTTGTACTTCTAAACTAGGATTAAACAATACTAGTATTTGTTCTAGTATTTGAAGTTTCATATCTGTATTTGTAGACCATATATCACAATTGAATGTAAGTTTATATGGTGTAGGCATTAATCTTTCTACTGTATAATTTTTACCTTCATAATTTAGATATTCTTTATTGTTACTATCATATGCACGTTCTCTAATGTTTACTTTACTAACATAACTAGCATCTGCTGTACGCTCTCTATCTATTTCCATACCAGTTACGTGTACAGCAATACGTGGCGCACTAGGTATTTTGTTTTCTGTGTTGTCACGAATTATACTTGCAACTTGACGTGTAAGATCTCCGTAGGTTACTGGTATCTGAGTAAGGTTTCCTTTGCCGTCTTTGACAGAAAAGTTACTCATTAGTCTTACCATTTGAGTAACGTAGCGCCTTACTTGGCCGTCATAAAAATGTTCCATTAGTTATCCGCCTTAGGTCTAAGTGCTTTTGATAGACTTTGTTTTTCAGGAACTGTTTCACCACCAATTTGTGATGTTGCAGGATTATTAATAAATGTTGTTTTCTGTGTATTACGTGTGTCAGTATTAGTTAAGTCTACTCTTACACCGTCTTGTAACTTGATCCAACGATTGCCGTCATACCTAAATAATCTTTTAGGTGAATAATCTGTTCTCAAAAAATAATCTCCGTCTACTGATGCAGTTGGAAAACTAATTCCCATGCCATAAGGTGCACCATTGTTACCTTCAAAGCCTAGTAAGTATCCTTGATATCCTGCTCTATCTGGACGATCACTAATATCGCCTGCTTGAACACCTATGTTACTTGCATCTATATCAGTTTCGTCTGCTGTTTTGAGTGCAACAGTACCATCATCATTAGTTGCTAGTGTATAGTAATGTCCTATATCGTATCCTGATTTAGGTGCATCTGCTTCTGCCTGTGCAATCACAGCATTATTGATATTCATTTCTTTTTCATAGGTACTTAATACATCACGTAAAGTATCAGTTGAACCTTCTTGTGCAGGTAAGTCTAATATTTCTTTGAACTCTTGTGAGTCAACAATTTGTTTTAATTTAATTCTATATAGATGTGGATACCATGTAGGTGAAAAACCTTCTGCGGCTCTGTTTACATCTTCAACTACGTAAAATCTTTTTAGTGCATATGAAAAATCATTCGCCGCATATTCGTCTTTCAAATGTGGTAATTCAATTACATCACCACTCATAATTTTTCTACCAAGTGTCTTTACACTATTATTAATATGTATGGTCATAAACAATGTGTCGTTTTGTAGAAATAAGCCGAATTGACTCATATCAAAATCAATATCTTGTACATTGTAGATGCCACGCATAGTATAAATGTCTGGATCGTATTTTCTATCCCTATTTTCAAGGAACAACATGTCTTGAATATTAGTTTCTTTGACAGCATTATAGCGAGGCTGATCCGCAGTTGCATCTGCTTCATCAGGATTATTAGGGCCTAGATACTTGTGAACGAATATATCAGTTCCGCCTACAGTGAACATTTCATAGACTTGTTTGTCCATAAATGCGTAATCGTTGCCCTTTTCTGGTTTATATAAGGATAGTCTTGGCATACACATATTTATCGAACGAGGCATCTAACGATAAATACTAGTGGAGACTTTACATATGGCTACACTAGCAACTAAAAAACAAGAAGTTTACGACTACGTTTACGCACTATTGGGCGGAGGTATGGTAGACGTTGAACTAGATCCAGTTCATTATCAAACTGCATTAGGAAAAGCGTTATCAAAATTTAGACAGCGTTCAGATAATTCAGTTGAAGAATCATATATGTTTATGCCAACAGTTGAAGATCAAAACACTTATGTTTTGCCAGATAATGTAATTGAAGTAAGAAGAGTTTTCAGACGTTCAATTGGTTCACGATCAGGTGGCGGAGATGGTGGTACATTATTTGAACCATTCAACATGGCATACACTAACACTTACTTGTTATCAAGTTCTAACATGGGCGGACTAGCAACATATGATATGTTTAGTCAGTACCAAGAACTAGTAGGTAGAATGTTTGGTTCTTATATTGAATTTAAATGGAATACAACTACAAAAGAATTTACAATGTTACAGCGTCCTCGAACACAAGAAACATTGTTACTACTTTGTTACAATTATCGTCCAGATGAACAATTATTGTCAGACTATCTAGCAAGTCAATGGATTAAAGATTATACTGTAGCAACTTGTAAATTTATGCTAGGAGAAGCACGTAGTAAGTTTGCACAAATAGCAGGACCACAAGGTGGTAGTTCTTTGAACGGTGATGCACTCAAAGCAGAAGCACAAGCAGAACTAGAAAAACTTGAAATGGATGTATCACAGCAAGTAGCCGGTGGAATGGGCTACGGATTCACAATAGGTTAAAAAATACTTGACAAACTGATATATTGATAGTATTATTATACTATGCATTATGATATCACACCTTTATTCTCAACGCCTTTGCTAAAGACACATATTGGACCTCTGGATCCAATAACACTTGCATGGCTAAAGCGTTTAGACTGCCCAAATAGTTCTGTTGCACAATATGGCAACGAAGATCATTTACCAGCGTCAGAACGAGGATTTGATGTCCTTAATCAGCCAAAATTAAGTAACTTACTAGAACTAATAGAACGTGCAGTAAATCATTTTGCTCATACAGTTTTAGATGTTACAGACGATACAAAGTTCGAACTTACTACAAGTTGGATTAATAAGATGAATACTGGTAGTGATATAGGATTACACAATCATGCTAATTCATTAATTAGTGGAGTATATTATCCTGAAGTAGGAGACCATTCTAATCCTATTACATTTAGAAAGAATAGACAACATCTTAATACATTTCCAGAACATGTACGACCTAATACAAAAGAAAATTGGAGTCAATATACTATTGGAGCATGGACAGTAAAACCTATGACTGGAGATTGTTTAATATTTCCTAGCCACTTAGAACATGAGGTCGCACTTAGTAATGATAAACAAGATAGATATAGTTTGGCTTTTAATTATTTTCCTAAAGGTAAACTAGGAACAAATTCAGTAAGGATTAATATATGAAATATCAAACTACACCTTTATTTGCTATACCTTTATTTTATTCAAATATTGGTACTGTAGATCCTATTACAATGAAATGGATTGAAAATTTAGATTATCCAGATGAAGCGGCAGGACATGATCATACTGATGACAAGTATATTTTAAATAATCCGAAGTTATCAAACTTAAAAAAACAAATACAAGAAGCATGTAACGTTTTTGTAAAAGATGAATTACAAGTAAATGATGATGTAGAGTTTGAGATGCAAAATAGTTGGATTAACAGACATGCAAAAGATGAACAAAACACACTACATTGGCATAGTAATGCAATGTTAAGTGGAGTATATTATATTCAAAATGAGCCAGGGGCAGGTGATATAGTGTTTCATAAATCACATCTATATTATAACTTATTCCATGATACAGTTAGGGTAAGTTTTAAAAATCACAACCAATGGAATACTCCAGGATTTACTATAAGTCCTAAGAGCGGAGACATAGTTATATTCCCAAGTCATTTAGAACACCAAGTAACCCCAAATCAAACAACAACTCCACGATACAGTTTGGCATTTAATTTCTTTGCTAGGGGAACTGTAGGCGGTGGTACATCGGAACTAAAATTATGATAATAGGAATATGCGGCTTGATAGGCTGTGGTAAAGGAACAGTAGGAGATATATTAGTTGAGAATCACGGATTTACAAAACTAAGTTTTGCTGACAAATTAAAAGATGGTGTAGCAACCGTATTTAATTGGGATAGACAAATGCTTGAAGGTGATACTGTAGAGAGTAGAGAGTGGAGAGAAACACAAGACGAGTTTTGGACTAAAGAAACAGGACGTACTATCACACCAAGACTAGTATTACAAGAGTTTGGTACTGATTGTATGCGTCATGGGTTTGATGACGGTATTTGGGTTAGTTTAGTAAAGCAAGAACTAGTGAAATATCCTACTAAAGACTTTGTTATTCCTGATGTAAGATTTCCTAATGAAGCAAATATGATTAAAAGTATACATGGTGAAGTATGGCGTGTAAAACGTGGTCAAGATCCTGTATGGATGCGTATGTATCAAGATATAGGTGTTGAGCCTAAAGACGTACATGAAAGCGAATGGCGCTGGGCAAACGTAGATTTTAACAATGTTATATATAACGACTTAGGAATTGAAGAACTTAAAAGTCAGGTAAAAGATCTCCTTGTTTCCAACGAACACCTCGTTTCTGTATAAGACGCTGACAGTTAGCACATACTGTTTTCAAGTTTGACATTGAACAATTATCTAAATTACCATCAATATGGAAAACGTTAAATTGCTCAGGATGTACACTCTTGTAATTACACTTTTCGCAATAGTCTTTTTTCACATATCCACGTTGCTTCCATTTAGGAACACCGTGCTTAGGGCCATTACGTAAACACGCTTCGCATTTCTTACGATAGTAGGTTTTGCCTGCTTTTTTATAATTTATAGCCGCAGGTCTTAGTTTACAATCACATAAAGGTCTCATAACGTATTTACCTCACCTTTTTGGTCCCTTTTTCTGATGCTATTATAGGCAGTTTAATTTTAAATCACATAAATACTACGAACACTTTTATTAAGGAGAAACACAATGGCATTATCATCACCAGGTGTTGAGGTTAAAGTAATAGACGAAAGTTTT